AATTTTATAATAAAATCACTGGCTGTACCAAAAATTATAGGTTTATGCTCACCAATAAAGTTCATTGTGTATTTAAGGGGCTTTTCCTGGCCGTCAGGCTCGTCTAGCTTTTCTTGTAGGTTTTGTACCACAATTTGTCTTTGCCCTACCTCAGTGACGTTCTTTGGCTCTGTTTTTTCGTCAGGGTAGTCTTGAGCTTCTTCTGTAGTGATAAGACCTTTGATTGCATCAGGAAATGCATCTCGAAGAGCAAAACCTCTTGCTCTAAGTTGCATCATCCTTCTTGGATAGTCTTGCCAAGGACCTGGTTTATTTGCCAGTCTTGCTTTCTGTGCATCCTTGTAAGAAAATTCTGCCCTGGTTACTTCAGTCTCACCATGAACATTTCTTTTGACAATGCATACTGCCTTATCTTCTTCTTCAATATAGGTCTCTTCAATACCTCTCCATTCAGGATGGTGTTTGCAGACAGCTATCAAACTATCTCCCCACAATGAAGGCCTACCATTTATGACTGCAATATTCTGAAGAGCTTGCATAGGTGCTAGGCCGATCTCATATCCCCATTGAATAGCTACCAGGATATCATTTGGTTTTCCCTGGAACTGTTTTGGAATGTGACCTGATGTAGAAACAAACTTTGCAAACTCCATTGCTTCAGTCAGGTTGGTTGGATTTAAAGTTGGTAATGACATATTAGTTCTCCTTCTTTTCTATTTTAAATTTACGATAATATGTTGCTTCTTTTGCTGGCACTATTTTCTCAGGCTGTGCCTTCCTGGTAATGGTGGGATAGGATATATTGATATCACCTACCTCAGCATGTTCTGCTTCGTTCTGTTCCATAATTCTTTGTAACAGTCTTTGGTCTTCATCTTTTTTCTTGGTCCACTTCTTGATCTCGGCATCACACATAAGCCAGTCTTCAGCTACACCAATAAGACTATCTTTGATATCCAAATGATCTAGATTTATTATTGATGGTGGCCCATTGTCGAGTGGTGGATAAGGTTCATCCAGGTCCACCTTTTGCCAAAACTCATTTACCTTTTCCATAATCTGATCAAAGATATCCTGATCAGCTTCAAAGGGTACAAGTGTAAGTTTTTGAGCTTTACCAAACACTGCAATGATGCCCCACTTAAAGCCACTGCATAACAATTGTGCTTGTAGCTGTATGATTTGATCAGTCCTGGGAAGATCATCAGTATTTGTAGTTTTGATTTCCAATGCACCAAAGCCTGACAAGAGTACTGGTTCACCAGTCAATTGATTGTTCATAGTAACTTGTCCTTTGATATTCAAGATAGCATCCAGGGAAGCACACAATGCTAATTCATCTATTCTATAGCCCTGGGTAACCTTGCAAAGCTCTACTTCTGCTGAAGGTGCAATATTAGCAATCTTATCTCTTGCCCATTTGATTATGGCATCTTCGAGATAGTTACCTCTTTCTTTTGCATCCTTGCCAAACTCAGTCTCGATAGTCTCGATACCTTGCCTAGCATGAAGTGTCTTTTGTCTTTCTCTTTCATTAGTTGAGAAACTAGTTTTACCTAATACGATAGCCGGAACTCTTGAAGCTCCGACCTCTACTGCATCATTACTATACTTAGCCATTACAACACCTCTACAAAATTACGATAATAACAAACATCATCGATGAGACAAAAGAACCATATGGCAAGGTATGCCATGCCACACAGTATTAAAAAGAGAATACATTCTGCAATGTAAACTCCATAATTTTTTATAAATTTAACCATAATTTTTCTCCAATCTTTTTACGGCATTACTTACTGTAGATGCATACCACTTGCCACCTCTAGCAGTGTTTGCACCCATTTGATTAAGCTGGCTGGCTATCTGTCGATAGCTATCACCAACACTTAATAATTTTTGGATTACTGATTCAATATCTTTAACTCTTATATCTGCTTTGAGCTTGATAACTTCGGCACTTCTTTGCCTTGCAAAATCCATGTTTGAATGACAACCGAGTGAGCTAATTAACTTACCTGATTTAGTTTTGTATGTACCATTAGCTTTGATCTCATCCTTAATTCTTTGAAGGGCAGACCTGGTTCTTTCTGAAATCTTTTCTTGTTCCATCTGAGCAAACAAAGTTCTCAATGCAAACTTATCTTTACTTTCAGATATTGTAGGATCATTACAAACAACAAGTTTTACCTTGCCGTTCTTCAATACCTGGTCAAAGAACTTTAGAGTATGCCAGTCAGTCCTGGAAAATCTATCCAGGTCAGCTACAATCAATGTGCCTTTGCTGGCCCTGACTGTATCAATACACTTAGAAAGCTCAGGTCTTAGCTCAGGAGCTACCTTACCTGAAACACCTTGTTCCTTAAACCATATGACCTGGTGATCTGTATCACCAAGCCATTTCTTTATTTCATTCTCTTGTCTTGCGACATCCTGGGTATCTGTTGATACTCTGACATATGCACAATAGATCATTACTTTGCCCCCTTGTATTTATCCCAGTCTAGAAAATTAAAGTTTGGGTTTCTTGCATCACCTGAACTATCCAAACATCTACGTTTGTAATAAAGAACTAGTGGCAACTTGCCATTCTCAGTAAAGTTGTCTCTACAATAGTTTGTGGCTTCAGTTCTTGTTTTGAATAAATAGCCAATGTTGATGCCATTACCCATTGCTAATTCACGAATACATAAAGCCCTGGTAACTCTCCAGGTCTTACTTATTTCTTCTTTCCAAATTAAATTGTAAGTGTGTTTCTTTTCCATTAGTTTGATCCCCCATACCAATTTCTACCATTAAAGAAGTTTCCGATACGAATTTTTGCATCGTATTGTTCAGCTAAGTTTCTAGCTAAATCATCTAATTTGCTTTCAAAACCTTCCATGTCAAAATCTTTTGGTATGTCCAGTTCGATTGTTGCTTTGTATTTCTGCATGATATTTGTCCTTCTAATATGTTTAACAGTGTCTTTACATATATTATATATCAGTTCGATATCGTAATATCAAGTGTTTCAATAAAAAAAATTTAAAAAGGTTAATTTGAAATGATTGATGAGATAAAGATAAGGCCTTTTCTTTGTCGTATTACTGAAGAATGCCATGCAATGTTGAAGGCACAATCAAAGATTGAAATGGTTTCTATGTCAGCATTGGCTGAGATTATATTCAGGGATGCTCTTAGAAAAAGACAGCCAGGAAGTATTAGTAACAAGATGTTGATTGTAGATGATTTTCAACAAGAGCAGATACATGATGCTGAGATAGCAAGACAAGTAGATAAAATGGTGAAGGCAAATGACGAAGTATAGAGCAAAGAAAACAGTAGTTGATGGTATTACTTTTGATAGTATGAAAGAAGCAAAGAGGTATAGTGTACTAAAGATGATGGAAAAGTCCGGTGTTATATCTAACCTGGAGCTTCAGCCATCATTTGATTGTATTGTAAACCAGGTGAAGGTCTGCACATACAAAGCTGATTTTCAGTATTTTATACACCATGGTAAAGGTCCACAGAATCAGGAAGGCTATTGTGTCGTAGAAGATGTAAAAGGTTTTAAGACACCAGTATACAAGCTCAAAAAGAAGTTAGTTGAAGCTTGCCATATCGGTGTAAAGATAGAGGAAGTATGATGCCTTTTGATAATGGATTGACACCTGAACAGCAAGCCGATGTTGATGCAAAGTATGAAGAGCTTATGAACCAGGTAAAGAAAATAGATCCAAAACTTTACAGAAGATTGCGAGCTAATGAACTACCTGGATTTATTTCAGATACAAATTTTCAGACTAACAATGATGACCAGCTAGAGATGAACTTATGAACATGATGAATAAACCTGAAGAAATATTAAAGGCTAGAAGAGAGATCACACTGCCACCTAAAAAGCATAGGATTACAGAAGAGCAGTCACCTTCACCATATATCAATATACCTTCAAGAGCTTTGGCAGATAGACGTATCATAGCTAATCCATCAGCACTCCAGGTGTTATGTGTTCTATGCTCTTATGTATCAGGTCAGTCAGGTACAGCATTCCCATCACAGCTTCTCCTGGCAAAGAGACTGGGCCGATCTCAGCAAGCAATATCCAGGCAGATAGTGAAGCTTATTGACTGGGGATATATTAAGAAGATTGTCAATGAAAATGCATTACGTCAGAAGGGCAAAAAGACAGCTACATATCGTATCATATATGATCCAGCTATCAGCGATACAGAGCTTATAAAAGCTACCTCTGACCCTATTGTAGAACACAATAAGGCTGTGGATACTTTGAATAAGATACAACCTGATGTTGTGAATAAGAGTGAGGTATACAACACTAGAGGTTGTACCGATACACAACACAATGATGTTGTACATAACTATAATTCTATAACTAATAATAATTATATTAAGGATAAATGTTTTGAATTGTTAAGAGTGTATTCACATGCACTAGACGATATCTGCAAGACAAGAGGGCAGTGGCGATGGACCAAGAGGGAAGAAGCGATAGCAGAACAGATAATCGATATGGGAGTTACAGTGAATGAGTTCAGCACTGAGGTATTCAAGAAGCTGAAGAAGTGTAACAAGGACTATTCAAGACCACCATACACAATAGCATACTTCAAAAGCATATGGCAGAAGCAAGACCAGGAACAGAAGCCAATGGATACCAAGGATATTATTAAGGGCCTAGCAAAAAAAATGAATAAAAGATACACTTAGTGTACAAGAACTAGATGGTCGTTTAGATTATGTACACACACAAAAATAAAAAAGGCACACACTGCAAAACCAAGCATACCCTCCCCCTGGCCACCTATGGTGTACGGGGGGTCTCACAAAAATATTTTCCAATTTTTCATAAAGGAGTTACAAAATGGATACAGAAACTTTAGATTTAGTTCAGGGTAAAAAATACTTTGACAAAGAAGGCAATGAGAAAACCCAATGGATAAAGATTGGTAAGATGTTCACCAAGATGGGCATACCAAGTTCAATGAAGTTAGATTGTTATCCTATACCTGACGATAAAGGCGAGGTATGGCTAAAGATATTCCCAAAAGATTACAAGGCTGTTGATAAAGAAAATGGATTTGATAATGCAACCCTGGAGAGTGATATTGCCATCTAAGAATAGAGCAGTACCTAGGATGAATAACCTGGGTGGTGTAAGAGATATTAAAAAGAAGCTTCGAGGATCGGATGTTATTTTTCAGAATAGGGATAAGCTTGCAGAAGCTTTACTATCGATTAGCC